GCACAGCACCACGCTTCAATTATTTTCTCGGTTACCAGGTGAAGGCGCAAGACGACACCTATGTCGTCTTCGCTTTGCATTATCGAGATAGCCTTTCCCATGTTTGCTCATTAAGCAGAACCATTTCATCGAAAATTTTCTTATTCATAAATCATTCCTTTGTTGATTGTGCCAGTGCTCGTGGGCAGATGAGCACTCTACACCAGTATACAGAGAGGTAAGCCATGGGCGGAACAATTGAAATCAGTGAGGTTGGGATGACAGTCAATATGGCTGGTGGCGGGAAAATAGTTGTCGGCAATTGGGGTGATGGCCCAGTAAATACGGCAGCCGCTCGCCCCCCCCTTACCCCGGAAGAGGAGCTTTATGGTCGTGGGCTCTGTCTCCTGCCTGATGGCTGGGAAGATCTAAGCGGTGACGGGCGCTGGCAATATCATCTTAGCGAATCTTTGCGTCATCTATGGTCTTCGTTCAACAGGGAACAGAAGATGGCTATCGCTTATTCCATCAGTGAACGGTCAGATGAGTTGACGAATATCGCATACGAAAGTTCCTGGTAATAACATCTCTGCGCATCGCACGCGCACATCAAAGAAAGTCTTTCAGCTGTGAGCCTGGGCAAACCGTTAACTTTCGGCGGCATTGCCGTGCGACAGGCTCACGCCTAAAAGGAAATAAATCATGGGTCAGAAAATCATTACGTTGTCCGGCGCTGCGACGGATGTTCTTTATGCGCTGTTTTTTCGTGGTGCGTTGACTGGTGGAGATCTGCCATCTAAATCTGGCGCAGCTGAGCTTCGAGAACTGGGGTTTGCTGAAAGTCGCCATACCGCTACAAAATATCATGAGAAAAACTTCTTCACGTTCCTGACCGCTGAAGGGCAGGAGTTTGCCATTAAGCACCTGGCAGACACCCGCTTTGGTAAGCCGGTTGATAAGCAGTATCGCAGCGCAATCACCATTGGCGTTGAGCTGGACACTTCAGATGTACAAAAAACTATTGATGAGCTGGACGACATAATCCGTAACAGCGATGCATTCAAGGCGCTGAATGATATTTATCAACTTCCCCGCATGAAAATTAGCGCGGACCAGCAGGTAATGAACACTATTGCCGACGCACTTGACGAGGTATGCCGCCGCTACTTTGAGGTATTCGGGCACCCCGAATCAGGAAAAACAAACACAGTATCTCTGGATGGACGCTGGGTAGCTGTCGAAGGGAACGTCACCCATGAAGAAGTCCGCGATGCGGTGGAATACATCAAGCGCCTCAGGAAGCAGAAAGTCGACGAAAAGGCGATGGCAGAATCATCTCCATTTTACATGAAGGACGGCCAGGTGTTTATCAAGGGTGCCGTCATCGGTAACGCAATTAAGACCAGCGTGAAGCTATCCCCAGAAATGGAAAAAGCGATTTCAGATGTTGTATCTGCGGAACTGAAAAAGAATCTTCAGCCGGGCGGTACGATTTGGACTTCATTGAAGCGTGGATTCTGACGGGAGGTTGTATGCGTATCACCGTATTGGATGACGATCCGGGGCGGAAAATTAATCTCGCTCGGGAACGATATAAAGTCTATATCGATGGCGTTGAAGTTAAGCACGTCTTCACTGCTGATGATGAAAAAGGCGAGGTGATTGCTGCCGTGCTGGATAATCGCGGTTACATGACGGCAGAGAACGGCGAAGTAAAGCGGCAATCGTTTTACGGGCGAGTAATCATCCAGCGTCAATAACCCCGATGGAGAAATTATGCAGGTCACTATTGATGGTGTCCCGTTTGTGCCTGCCTGCGCTTCAGCGTCACGGATTGGCATTGCCATTACTACCCACAACCGGCCAGACGTTATAAAGCGCGCCATTGAGCAGCACACCAAGCATCTTCCTGTCGGTGCGCTGGTGGTGGTTATCGACGACGGCTCTAAACCTGCCGCAGTGGTGCCTGACGGCGTGCAGCTGCTTCGCCATGAAACATCACTCGGCATTGTTGCATCGAAGAACGCCAGTTTAACCGCGCTGATGGACGCCGGGTGTGAGCATCTTTTCCTTTGGGACGATGACGCCTGGCCCATCGCTGATAACTGGCACTTGCCATACATCGAATCACCCGAACCGCACCTTGCTTACCAGTTTCTCGATCTGGCAGGAACGAATAAGCTGAAGGATATGGCGGTCCTGTACCGGGATGATAAGCACATCGCTTACACCGGGCAGCGCGGCTTAATGCTGTATTACCACCGCAGCGCTATCGAGAAGGTTGGCGGTTTCGATCCGGTTTACGGTCGCGGCATGTACGAACACAGTGACCTCGCCCTGCGCATCCATAATGCTGGCTTGACGACGTGGGCTTACAGTGATGTGGTAGGTTCAGAAAAACTGATCCATTCTCTCGATGAGCATGAAGCCGTAGAGCGTTCGGTACCGCGTCCCGACCGACAGGCGCTGGTGGAACGTAACGTGAAGATCCACAACGAACGGCGTGATTCCGGGTTTACTGGTTACGTTGAATACCGCCAGCAGCGTGACGTGGTAATCACAACGCTGCTCACCAGTCAGCCTGACCCGCAGCGCGGCACGAAAATGGCGGCCTCGCCTGACATGCTGGCTAAATGGGCGGCCTCGCTTCGCCAGTGTGGGCGTATAGCGCTGGTGGATGAATTACTGACGGCCCCGGCCGATGTTGAGCTGTATCTCGTACCTGACGTGAAGATGAATGTCTACTTCCGTCGCTGGCTGCACATCTGGCAGCACCTGCGAGAACACCCTGAATACCGGTTCGTCTGGTGTACCGATGGTACCGATGTCGAAATGCTTCGCGCGCCGTGGGAAGAAATGGAAGCCGGAAAGGTGTATGTCGGTTCAGAACCAAAGACCTACGCCGATACCTGGGCAAAGCAGAATCATCCGGAGCGCATCTATCAGGAGTTCATTGAAGAGCATCGCAACGATGTGATGCTAAACGCTGGGCTGCTGGGTGGTACCCGCGCTGATGTTATGGCGTTCGCTCACGGCATCATCCGACTTTACTACCGGATCGAGAGTTATCGTTTCTGGAAGAAAGAACAGGCTGGCGCCGCGGTGGGCGACATGCTGGCGTTCGGCATTGTTGCGAAGTCATTCGCTGACAGGCTGGTCACCGGCCCTCTGGTACATACCGTTTTCAAAACTGATGGCATCGGCAAAGAAAATGCCTGGTGGCGCCATAAATAACAGGAGGTCTTATGATTTCGTATGAGGTTGAGTTCCCGACTGAAAAATCGTTTAGCTTAAAAATTAATGGTTACTCTTCAGCAGAGGGACTGGACTGTAAAACGGTTGAGGCTATTGGCGGAGACGTCAAAGTACAAATCGATAAAAAAACAATGCTGACTGTACCTTATCGTGAAGACATTACAGCAGACTTTACTCTTGAAGGTTACAAGCAGCGCGCTGAAACTCACGCGAAAACTGTAATCGATCAGATTGTGAATGCGGCTCAGCACCGAGCCGCTGACGATTTAATTCAGGAAGTTACGAACGCGGTTGCTTCTTCTGAATTATTTTCTCAACTCTCTTAATCGCTTCGTGAGCATCTGGGGCAGATGAAATTTCAGGCGGTGTAACCTCCTTCAGTACATCCATCAGAACGTCCCCAACATTCTGTTTTGGTGACAGCTTGTTAACAGCTTCAATAATCAAAGAAAAAACCAGTTTATTGGTGGCTTTTTCAATCTTTAATTCACGTTGTAAATCTGCAACTGCTTTTTCCAGTTCTGACATGGAACCCATGGGTATTTTCCTTTTCGGAGGTAATCAGCCATCCCCCCGCGACAGAGTGCGCCAGTGTCCAACCACTGACGGGCTGAATGCTTACCTTAACCAGGGTTAAAACGAAGCAACACCCTGATATTCAGACAGTAGCCGCCATTGTGCAGCTTTTTTTATGGAGATTTGCTGGTGGCTGAAGACATTAGGTTTGTTGTGGTTGGTCACCACACCCGGACGGGACAAGCACAACGTCTTGCTGCGCTGCTGGATGCTCATCTGCTGATTGATGACGGTAACCACGGTGCGAACTGGAATCATCGCCGCGCGCTGGAGTGGGCAGCAGAACAAACCTGCCGGGTAGTGGTGCTGGAAGACGACGCGCTACCGGTACCCGGATTCATCAAAAAGGTAACCGACTGGTTAGCGCGCTGCCCAGATGACCTTCTGAGTTTTTACCTCGGAACTGGTCGGCCTCCTCAGTACCAGATGCAAATAGCCGAACGACTAATCATTGCTGATAAAGCTCGATATGAATTCATTTCGTTTCCTCGCCTGATTCATGGTGTGTGCTACAGCGTACCGCCTCATCGCATCAGCCGTGTGCTATCCCGATGGGACAGTGATAAGCCTGCCGATTTTGCAGTGGGTGATGCCTGGGGCGGTTCAGTGGTCTATCCGTGTTACTCGCTGGTGGACCATGCAGATGGTGAACCGGTTGAGCGTCACCCTGACTCAGCGCCACGTACAGAACGCCGTCGGGCGTGGAAGTTAGCCTGATGCCTGCGTTAATACCGAGAGCATGCCGCAAGCGTGGCTGTCCTGGCACAACAACAGACCGCTCAGGCTATTGTCCCCAGCACCTTAACGAAGGCTGGCAGCAGCATCAGCGAGGACAGAGCAGACATCAGCGAGGTTATGGCAGCAAATGGGACAGGCTGCGCCCAATCGTTCTCGATAGAGACAAACACCTTTGTCAGGAATGCCTGCGAAATGGAAGGTATACACCCGCTGAGACGGTGGACCACATCATCGCCAAAGCAAATGGGGGTACCGATGACCTGTCCAACCTCGAAAGCCTCTGCAAGCCCTGCCACAGAGCGAAGACAGCAGTCGAGAGACTCAAATGACATCATTTCTCATTTGAAATGAGAAAGGGGGAGGGTGGGTAAAAACCTCAGGGGAATCACCCTAAAGGACCGCCGCCTAACCTCTTTTCACATCGCCGCAGGTTAGAAAACTTTTTTATGGGGTCCCCCATTCGATGATTAATAGGAGTTTTCGATTATGTCTGGACCACCGAAAACCCCGACCCATCTACGTTTGGTGAGGGGTAACCCATCTAAACGCCCGATCAATGAGAACGAACCAAAACCCCCTTCAGGGGTACCCCCAACGCCGAAGCATTTCGACAAGCAGGGGAAATACTGGTTTAAACGGATGGCCGACGAGCTTGATGCTATCGGTGTGATGTCTCAGCTTGATGCCAGAGCCCTTGAGCTGCTGGTTGAGGCTTATACCGAATACCGGCATCACTGCGACACGCTTGAAGTTGAGGGCTACACCTACCGGACCGAAACGCAGAGCGGGGATGTGCTGATCAAGGCTCACCCCGCCGCCATCATGAAAGCTGATGCCTGGAAACGTCTGCGTGCCATGCTTGGTGAGTTCGGTATGACGCCAGCCAGCCGATCGAAAGTGAATGCAAAAGGTCCTGAAGCGGTTGACCCGCTGGCCGAGTTTATGAAAGCGAGGGATTAATGGCTAAGGTTGCAGAAGGCATCCGTTACGCCGAGAGGGTAGTGGCGGGGGAAATTATTGCCTGTGAGTATGTGCGCCTTGCCTGTCAGCGTTTTCTTGACGATCTGGCACACGGCGAAGAGCGCGGTATTTTCTTCAGTGAGCCGCGCGCGCAACACATTCTGAATTTCTATAATTTTGTGCCTCACGTAAAAGGCGCGCTGGCAGGACAGCCTATTGAGCTGATGGACTGGCACGTTTTCATCCTGATTAATATTTTTGGTTTCGTGATCCCGCTGGTTAACGAGGAAACGGGAGAAACCGTTTTGCGTAACGACGGCAGCGGTCGTCCAGTAATGGTTCGGCGCTTCCGTACAGCAGATGTTGAGGTGGCCCGTAAAAATGCCAAATCAACGCTTTGCTCCGGCGTG